AGAAAAGAAAAATTAAATCAAGTGTTTAGATACAAGAAACCTGAATGTTTAACAGAGCAGGAGTTTGATTTAATTAAAATGGCAGTAGACACTAAAAAGAATAAGTGGACGCCCGAAGAGCAAGAAACGTATAAAAACATATACGAAAGGATATTTAAAACTAAAGTAGAATGTACTCCTTGTAGTTTTGGTAAGGTAGTATGGAAAGACTTACAAGCAGTTTATAATCAGTATTTATGAGTTTAATAAGAAATAGAAACCAAGTTAAACAAGTAATAGACTTTACAGGTGTGCAAAATGGTAAGATGCACCCAAGTGATATAGACTTTGTTTTAGAATTTGACAACAAAGTACTGATACTTGGAGAAGTAAAGCGTAAGTACAATAAGATACCTACAGGACAGAAGTTAATACTTGAAAGAATCATAGACAGATGGGGAGAAGGTGGTATAGCTTTAAAGGTAGAACATCAATATCAAGATGACAACACTAACATACCATTAGAAGAGTGTACTGTAACTGCAAGATACTATAAAGGAGATTGGACTTATTTTACAGAACCAAAAAATTTTATAACTTACATCAATAAAATAGGAGAACACTTTAATTGCACTAAATGTAAATTCTAATGAACAAGAAACTGAACAATATAAAAGAAGGAGAATACTACGCTAATTTTAATTTAGTTGGAGAGTATATCGTAAAATCAAGAAAAGCAAAACCTGAAAACAAAGCTATTAATGAAATGTATTTTTGTTGGCAGGATGTAGGATTCTATGTACACAATCTTATAACAAACGAAAGGTTATACGAACAGTCATTAAGTGAATACCGTAGTGATAAGATACGTGCAGTAGAAAGAGCAAGACTTGCAGAAAAAAAGATAGAAGAGTTAGAACAAGAGATAGAAAAACTTCAAACTAAATTAGATGTTGGTATTTAAGATTATACTTGGATATGGTGTGTTGAGGTTGATGGAAGCAATGATAGTAAAAACATATAAAGATAGATATGAGTGATAGTTTAAGAAAGTGGATACAGATGCAAGAAGAAGGTTGGACAGCAGATTCAACAGGATATAATCATTTACCTAAAGACCCAATAGTAGAAAGCGTAATACAAAAGATGAGAGCAAGAAGTAGGGATGGTATAACTAAATACGGAACTACCCTACACGATTCTCCTGATGGTTTTTATAAGTGGGTACAACACGCACAGGAAGAAGCTATGGATTTCATACTGTATTTAGAGAAGATTAAAAAACTAAACAAATGAAAGAATCTACATTGGTAAAGATGCAACACGATTTAAAACTTACACAACAAGCGTTGGTAGTTGCACTAAACAGATTAGAACAATTAGAAAAAAAAGTATTCCCAAAAGAGGAAGATGTTAAATAATTGTTTATATTTACAAAAACAATATTATGACATACGAAGAACTTTATTACAGGTCTATGACAGACCACGAACTACAAAGAGTTATAAATACTCACGAATTTCTTGATGGTTACGTTGACAGGTGTCAGCAAGAACTGAACAGAAGAAAAGAAGAACAAACAGAAATAACAAGATTATGATAACACTATTAAACGGAGAACATTGGGGTAAAGAAGAAATCCTCACACAGATGTATGATGACGAATTTTACTATGGTCATCTTGGTAAACACGCATTAAGTAGTTCATCTCTTAAAACACTCTTAAAGAGTCCAAAGACTTACAGAAACATTCTAAAGTATGGAGACCCTAACGGAGATAGTCCTGCATTAGCAGCAGGTAAGTTAGTACATTGGATGATACTTGAACCTCACAAAGTAGACAAGTTACATTTTGTAGATGCTTCCACAAAGAACACTAACAAGTACAAAGATGCTAAAGCAAAGTATGGAGAGGTGTTTCTTGCAAAAGAAAGAAGTGCAGCAGAAAGATTAGCAGATGCAGTATTAAGAAATGAAGCAGCACTCAAACTATTAACTAAATCAGAGTTTGAAGTACCTGCAATAGAAATGATAGAAGGATTAGCTTTTAGAGGTAAAGCAGATATAATTAAAGGAAATACCTTAATTGATTTAAAGACCTCTGCTGACCTTAATACCTTTCGGTATAGTGCAGACAAGTACGGATATGATTTACAAGCGTGGTTGTACTTAAAATTGTTTAAGAAGGATAAGTTTACCTTTTTAGTAATTGACAAAGCAAGTACAGATATAGGAATCTTTGATGTAAGTGATGAGTTTTTAGCAAGAGGCGAAAACAAATTCAGACAAGCAGTAGATAACTATAAGTACTTCTTTCAAGAAGAAAACGATTTAGACCAATATGTAATGAGAGGAATATTATAAATTTATTTGGTAGTTAATAAAAAGTTTATATCTTTGGAAAAAATAGGGGAAGATGAAAACCTAATAGAGTAAGCACAAAGAATAAATACAATAATTATGAATAATCAAATTAAAATAGCAAGAGTTGAAATGATACCTATTAGTAAAATAAAGTTTATTAAAGGTAATAGGGGTACTTATGAATCACACATACAAAAGATGTATGATTTAATAGACACTTATGGATTTGCAGATACGATTAAAGTAATTCCTGAAGATAATTTTTATTGGGCTGCAGAGGGACAACATAGGGTTTCTGCTTTAAAATTACACGGAGTTAAAGAAGTTCCTTGTAGTATAATAGATTGGTTAGATGATGATGTAGAAGAAATCCAAAGATTTATTATTTCTCTTAATGCTCACAATAAGGCTTGGGATTTAATAGATAGTATAAAATCTTGGGCAGATTTAAAGAAAGATAATTACGAATATCTTTTAGATAAAGTCAGAAATTACAATAACGTGCTTTCTGTGGGTTCTATAGTGAGTTGTTTTGATGGAGTAAGGAGGCAACATAATTCAGTAAAGAAAGGAAAATTAAAAATATTAGATAAAGATTTTTCTGAAACATTATTAGACGCAATGAAAAATTTTGTTGTATCTAATGGAAAGAAAAAAGCAAATTCTAAAATAACTTATTGTGCAGCTGAATTAATTTATAATAGTGGAAATGAAATAAGATATCAAGTATTACAAGCGTTTTTGTTAGCTGCTAAAACACATCTGAATACATCAGAAGAGCCATTACCTGATGGAGACAAAGCGTTTGACTATTGGTTTGAAGAGGTGGTAATGAAAACATATTATCCTATAATAAGACAAAATATAATGTCTAAATGAAGATACTAAACTTATACGCTTGTTTAGGAGGCAACAGATATAAATGGGATGAAGTAACTGATGTTGAGGTTACAGCTGTAGAATATGACCCTGAACTTGCAAAACTATACCAAGAAAGATTTCCAAATGATAAAGTAATAGTAGCAGATGCACATCAATACTTGTTAGACCATTACAAAGAATTTGATTTTATTTGGACTTCTCCTCCTTGTCCAACTCATAGTAGGGTAAGGATTAGTCAAAAAAATAGTCAAAGTTTTATACCTAAATATCCTGATATGAGATTATATGAGGAAGTAATATTTCTTGAAAATCATTTTAATGGGAAGTATGTTGTAGAAAATGTAATACCCTATTATGAGCCATTAATACCTGCACAGAAAAGACATAGGCACTTATATTGGACAAACTTCTTATTACCTAATATTTTAAGTAATAGAAAACAACCACAGATAAGCAATGGAGTTAATGAAGTTAAAAAATTATGTGAATTTCACTATTATGATTTTTATAGATATAAAGGAAAACAAAGAATTGATAAGATAGCAAGAAACCTTGTAGACTATGAAGCGGGAAAAACAATACTTGAAACTGCATTAGGTATTATAAAAAAACAAAACGAGAATCAATTAGAAATTTTTTAAATGAATAAAGAGATAGCCAAAGAACTTGATTTGTTTGCAAATAACGTTTGCAGTAGATATTCTCAAAAAGATAGAGAGGGTAATTACAATAAAGAAACATTTCAAATAGCAGAGATAATACCAACAAGCGACCATACAGCTACTGTTATATTTAAAAAGAACACAGGTAAACTTGCAGCTTTTTTATTTTATTATATAAATAGAGGAAAGTCAAAAGGATGGAAGTATCTTGTTCCTACTGATTCACACATAACAGGATTCAGAGCATTTGAATTTTATAAATTACAAGTGGAAAGAAGTAACTATAAAAAGAATTTTGAATAAAGATATAATAGAAGAATTTTACAATCTCGCTTTATTGGATATAGCTAACGGAAGAAGTATATCAGAACTTGAAGAGGCGTTAGACTTATACGAGACAGCAGAAGAGTTTGAAGCCTGTGCAGGAATACTAAAAGCAATACACGAATCAGGATTTATGACAATAAAAGAAATAATTAATAAATTAGAAGATGACGAACACACAAAGAATAATTAAAGGAATAGTAGAAGATTACTATAAAATAGATATTACTACAAACACAAGAAAAAGACCTTACATAGAAGCAAGAGCAATATATTATAAACTATTAAGAGACCATACACATTATTCTTTACACGCTATAGGTGCAACAATGGAAAAAGACCATTCAACTGTATTGTACTTTACAAGAAAGGCTAAAGATTGGCTTTTATATGATAAAGATTTTGAAAATGATTTTCTTACATTAAACAATAGACTTGTTAAGGCTAAAGAATTAAATCCTGATGGTTTTAAAAGGGCAGAAACATTAGAAGGCTTTTGGGAAGGTCAGTATAGTAAATTAAACAAACAATACAAAGAACTTGAAATAAGATATAGTTACTTGCAAGGACAATTAAAGAAAGTAAAACCTGAATTAGCAGAACAGTTTGAATTAACAGATTAATAAACATTTTATTGTATAATTGAATAAACAATCTTTTTCAAATGGATAAGAGGGTAAATAACGGAGGTGCAAGAGCAGGTGCAGGAAGAAAACCTAAAGCTGAAGAGATTAAACTTGTAGAAAGATTATCTCCTTTAGAAGATGATGCTTTAGCTGCATTAGCAGAAGGTGTTAAGTCAGGAGATATTAAATGGGTAACATTGTACCTCAACTACTATCTCGGTAAACCAAAAGAAACAAAAGATATTACCATCAACGAGGACTTACCGTTGTTTATGGAAGATTAGGGATAACTAAAACCCTATTCTCCAACCTATATGAGGGTAAAGAAAACAATAGCCTTTCACAGATTAAAGGAATTACAAAGCAGGATACGAATAGTTAAAGGAGGTACATCAGCTTCCAAGACTGTATCAATACTTTGTTTACTGATTAACTATGCTATAAGAAACGATGGTAAAGAAATAAGTGTAGTAAGTGAAAGTGTACCACACCTGCGTAGAGGTGCTTTAAAGGACTTTTTAGCTATCTTAAAGGGTCTTAATAGGTATAATGATAGTCAGTACAATAAAAGTACTTTAAAATACACCTTTACAAATGGTAGTTATATAGAGTTCTTTAGTACAGACCAACCTGATAAATTAAGAGGAGCAAGAAGAACAGACTTATATATAAACGAGTGTAACAATGTACCCTTTGATGCTTATACACAATTAGCAACAAGAACAAGTGGTACGATATGGCTTGATTACAATCCATCTAATTTGTTTTGGGTAGACAAAGAGTTGATAGGACAACCTGATACCGATTACATCACACTAACTTATAAAGATAACGATGCACTACCTGACTCTATAGTAAGAGAAATAGAGAAAGCTAAAGAAAAAGCAAAAACCTCAACCTATTGGTCTAATTGGTGGAAGGTATATGGTCTTGGTTTGCAGGGAAGCCTCGAAGGTGTATGTATTCCTGATTGGAAAGAGATAGATAGAATACCTGAAGATGCACGATTAATGGCTTATGGAATGGACTTTGGTTATTCAGTAGACCCTACTACATTGATTGCACTCTACAAATGGAATGATGCTTATATATACGATGAGGTTCTTTATAAGAAAGGAATGTTAAACAGAGATATAAGTAGGTTCATATCACAGCAGGATATAAAAGAAAATATTGTAGCTGATTCAGCAGAACCTAAATCAATAGCAGAGTTACAAGGATATGGTCATTCTATCTATGGAGTAAGCAAAGGAAGAGATAGTGTAGTGTATGGTATCAATCTCATCAATCAAAACGAAATATACGTTACAGCAAGAAGCAAGAACTTAAAAAGAGAACTACAAGGATATGTATGGGCAAAAGACAAAGAAGGAAACACTTTACAAAAACCTACAGGTGAGCATCCTGATTGTATAGATGCTGCACGATATGTATTAACTGACCAATTAGAGAATCCTAATAAAGGAGAATATTTTATCTATTAATTTGGTAGTTAAAAAAAAGTTTATATCTTTGATGTAAACAAAGTTTAATTAATACAACAATAATGGAAAATCAAACAGAGTATTATCTAATACAAGAGTTAATAAAAAAAGAAAATAGGAAGCAAGTAATTAAAATGATTTTTGGAGGTATGGTAGTAGGGATAGGTGCAGCAGTAAGTTTAGTACTATTCTTAAATATGCTTGTTGCTTTCGATTGGTTAAGTGATGCAATAATAAAACTAATTGGAGGCTTTTAAGATGCAACAAGCGTGTTGGTACGAACAAATATATGTAGTACAGAAACCTACAAAGAGAGGTGGTCAAAAAGGTTCTGATGTAACCTTGTATATAGACTACAAAGGTAAAGGCAAAGTAGAAGGAAGTGAAACGTACCGACAAAACAGTAAAGAATTAGAACAAGCAATAGAAACAGCATACAGATATGCCTATAAAAGGTTTATCTTGAAACAGTAACTTTTTTCATTTGTTTTTGTTTGGGATTAGGTGGCTTTATGCTACCTTTTCCTTTTTATACATATTAGTAACTTATTTATTGTAATTATATGAAAGTAGAGATAAACGTACCTGATTCACTTAACGAGATTACTTTAGCACAGTATCAAAGATTTGAGAAGCTGAACACAGAAGATAATCAGGGTTCTACATTCTTACTGCAAAAGATGGTTGAGATATTTTGTAATCTTGACTTAAAAGATGTAGCAGAGATTAAATACAAATCAGTACAAGAGATTGCAGTACACCTAAACAAGGTATTTGATACAAAACACAGTTTGATACCTACGTTTAAATTAGGAGCAATAGAATACGGATTTATTCCTGTATTAGATGATATGACTTTAGGTGAGTATATAGACCTTGATGAAAACTTGGGAGATTGGCAAAGTATGCACAAAGCAATGAGTGTACTATACAGACCAATTAGTTTTAAGAAAGGACACAAGTACAATATAGAACCATATAGTGGAATGAACGAAAACCTAAAGTATATGCCTTTAGATGTTGTATTTGCTTCTATGGTTTTTTTTTGGAATTTAAACAACGAGTTAATACAAACTATCCTGAACTATTTACAGAAGGAAGCGAACAAGCTGACTACTCAACAGAAGGAACGTTTGGAAGCAAGTGGGGTTGGTATCAATCAGTCTATGGAATCTCTAAAGGAGATGTTACCAAGTTTGATGAGGTTACCAAGCTAAACGTACACAAGTGCTTAATGTATTTGGCATTTGAAAAAGATAAAATAGAATTAGAAAAGAAACTGATTAAGAAACGATGAAAGGGTTTTACAACGTAACGGATAAACTAAAAGATGCACTTATAGCAGAGCCATTTGTAAATACAGTTACATTCGGTTCTCTTGATGATGTAGACCTTAACAAACAAACTATCTTTCCTTTATCTCACATCATAGTAAACAACACTACGGTAGGAACTAAAACACTTACATTTAATATTAGTATCCTTTCTATGGATATTGTAGATATAAGCAAAGATGAGGTTGAAGATATATTTGTAGGAAACGACAACGAACAAGACGTATTAAACACTCAATTAGCTTTACAGACAAGAGTAATTAATACTCTGCAAAGAGGTGATTTATATACAGACCTATATCAAGTAGAAGGAGATGTAAGCTGCGAACCATTTGTAGATAGATTTGAAAATAAGTTAGCAGGATGGGCAGCTACCTTTGATGTGGTAGTACAAAACGATATGACAATATGCGACTAACAAAAACACAAGAGGCATTAGAGGCTTTCAAGTCGTTTGTTATACAACAAGCACGCACAAGGCTTTCTAAAGGCAATAAGAACGTTTCTAAAGAACTTTATAATAGTTTAAAGGGTAATGTAAAGGAGATGCCTAATTCTATCCTATTGGAGTTTGAAATGGAAGAATATGGATTGTATCAAGACAAAGGAGTAAGTGGAACAGAAAAGAAATACAATACACCGTTCTCTTATAAGTCAAAGATGCCTCCTATAAAACCATTAGCACAATGGGCAAAGAGTAGAAACATAAGATTAAGAGACGAACAAGGAAAGTTTAAAAAAGGAAACTACAATACAATAGGTTATTTAATATCAAGAAGCATATACAGAAAAGGAATTAAACCAAGTTTATTCTTTACTAAACCATTTGAACAAGCATTTAAAAAGTTACCTGATGAACTTGTAGAAAAGTTTGGTTTAGACGTAGAAGATTTCTTGGCATTTACATTAAAACAAGATAGATTAAGATGAGTACAAAGATAAACGTTAGAAGTCCTTTTTATTTACATTTAGATGAGCCAACAGTTCCGTTACCTTTTTATGATTGTAATGTAGCTAACCTTACAGGATTTTCAATAGATAATCAAGGTGTTATTACACTTCCTACACCAAGTCGTGGTTCTATATATTCTTATACAAGTACAGATGCTGACTTTGCAAATAACAAGTTTGCAGTAGAAACAAATGATACGGAAAGAACGGTTTTATTTACCTTAAATATACCTGCAGGACTTTATTCTAATTCGTCTGATTTGTATTATGTCTGTGGTTTAACTACTACACAAGCAGGAACAGGAGGCACAGCAGCACCTTGTACACCATCTGTAACAACTTCAGGTTCTATACCTTCACAAACAATAGATATAGATGGAGATACAGTAGATATAGATTTGAGTGGTTACTTTACAGGAGAAACTACGTACGCTGTATCTAACAATGACCCATTACTTACTACAACAGCTTTAAACGGTAGCACACTCACAATAACATCAAATGCAATAGGAGGTAGTACAACAATATATGCTTTAGGAAGAGATGCAAGTTACCCTACTACTTGTGAAGCAGTACAACCTATATCAGTTACAGTAGATGCAGCAGTAGCGTTTACTTGTAGTCCAAGTCCATTAAGCGGAGGTTCAATAGCAGCAGATGGTACAATTACAAGACCACAATCAAGTGCAATCATACAAGGTGTATCATTAACAGATGGAGGTGCTTTATTAAGTCCTGAAGAGGTTTCTGCAAATACAGGTTCATCAGCACAAGATGTAGATTTATTTTTTAAATTATTAGTACCTGCAGGTTACACTAATTCAGGTAGTTCTATATATTGTCCTAAAACACTTTCACAGGCAGGAACTGACCCATTAATATTTGATTGTAATTTAGCTTCTTTAACAGGACAAAAGATTGCAAAGGATGGTAGTATATCTTTAGGTACTGCAGCTTTGGGTGCGACTGTTAATAGCTTCACACCTCCTGACCCTCCATTAAGTACAGTAACAACAAATACAACAAGAACTATATTTTTTCAAGTAGAGATACCGAGTGGCTATGCAAATGCAGGAACAGAAATAGATTGTGATAAAGAATTAATACAACCTGCTACTACCTCAATATGTGGAAGTAATAACTTCTTTTTATCAGTTGGCAAATCCGACCCTTGTGATTTTTGTGATGCTACATATTCAACATCTACTGCAATAACATCAACAGCAAGTAGTATAACAGGATTAATGGGTAGTCAAATATGTAGAAGCGGTAATGCTTTTAATGGTAAAAGTTTATACTACGCAGTTGCAACATCGAATACAGAACAAGCAGGTGTAGGCGTAGGAGATTACTATGCAGTACAAATAGATTCAGCAGGAATTGTATTATCAGTTGAAATAGCAAATTGTCAAGCAGGATGTTTAACAGGCAACGCAATAATATTATAATATGGCACTTAAAAGAGTAGAAGTAGATTTGTATATATGGGAGGGGTTAATAGGCAATCAACCTACAGTACCACAATACGAAATAAACAAAGCAAGAATTGATACTCATAACAATATCACGCTTGAAATAGGAGAACTTGTAAGAGATTATTTGGAATTATCATTTAACGATGACTACGTTTCTGAAACAAGGTGGGTAAAAGCGGTAGTTTATTATTACGATGAATCAGATAGTCCTTATACATATAGCAACCCTGAAGCATTTACTTATATAGCAACAGATGGATATGGATATTTTGAGGATGGTACAAATCCTGAATTATCAAGACACGCTTTAATTAGTTCTAATAATATTTACTTACCTGAATCAACAGCAGGTAGATTACCAATATTTGCAGAGGGAGTTGGAAAGGTTACAATAGATGCAGTAGATACAGAAATTACAGACAATGGTAATACAAATCAAAAGATACAGTATGTAACTATTCCTGCAGATAGTTCTACTATTCAAGTTTACGATACAGATGATTCTACGTTACTTAAAACAATTAAAGTAACAAATTTGTGCGAACCTAAATACACTCCTTTTAAAATTACATTTGCTAATAAATATGGAGCGTTTCAAGACTTGTACTTCTTTAAGAGAACATCAGAAACAACTAATGTTACAGATGAAACTTTTAAACGTAACACAATAGCAAATGCAACCTCAACCTATCAAACATACGAAGGGCAGCGTCAAAGGTATAACGTAAACTCACAAACAAGTCTGTCGATGAACACAGGGTTTGTTAAAGAGGATATGAATCAAACTATCGAAGAACTATTCTTTAGTGAAAACGTATGGATAAGATACGAGGGTAAAACATTACCTGTAATTCCTGCATCTAAATCACTACAATATAAAACAGTACTAAATGATAAACTAATAAACTACACCGTTAACTTTGAATTTGCGTTTGATAGAATAAACAATGTACGTTAATGTTACAGCTACAACTATATATAGAGGGTAAAGAGGTAGAACTTTATAAAGATGAGAGTATAACTCTTACTCAATCGATACAAGATATTAAAGATATATCTAAAGTATTTACTGACTTTACAAGAACCTTTAATGTTCCTGCTTCAAAAGCTAACAATAAAATATTTAAACACTTTTATAATTTTCATATACGCACCTTTAATACAAAGTCAGGTGAGTTTGAGTCCTACGATGCTCGTAAAAAGAAAGAGGCTGAATTACAAATTAATTATAAGCCTTTTAAGCAAGGTCGAATAAAGTTTGAAGGTGTACAACTAAAGAACAACGAACCTCATACATACAAGCTAACATTCTTTGGTAATACGATAAACCTAAAAGATATATTAGGAGAAGATAAATTATCGAACCTTGCACAATTAAGTTTATTTGACTTTGAGTACAACGATACTAACATTACTACCTTTATGAAAAATGGTAAGGATGTTAATTTCTTTGGTGGTACTATTGAAGATGCTATTATTTTTCCACTACTTACACATACAGGTAGGTTGGTATTTGATGCAACTGATGCAAACGATGCTACAAACAATATTTATAATGTAAACCCTTTAGCAGGTGCAACAAACAATCACGGTGTACCTTTAAGTCAATTAAAACCTGCAATTAGATTATACGCTATTGTAAAAGCAATAGAGAATCAAGTAGGATATAATTTACAGTTCAGTAGCGACTTTTTCAACAGCACTAATCTAAACTTCTATAAACTTTATATGTGGCTGCATAATAAAGAAGGAGGTTTATTTCAAGACCAAGATGCACAATATCAGATAACAGGATTTAACAATGTTGTAGGAGATGTAGCGCAAATACAGGGCGTAACTAATAAAACGTTTGTTAACTCATACAATGAAGAGAATGAGGATAGAGTATTAAGGGTAAATGTTAGACCAAGTTCAACTGCTTCTTACAATCTTGTGATTAAAAGGGATGGAGAAGAGTTCCAAAGATTTGACAACCTAACAGGGATAACTACGAATGGAATAGCTGATTTTAAAAATGAAGATATTGAATTACCTAATGGTACTTATACTTTCTTTATAGAAACTGATGTAGTATCTGATTACGATGTAGACTTTAGTGTTGATTCAAAAGTTAGAGGTATATTTAGTGGAAACAAAACTATAACAGTTAAAGACGCTACTGCTTCTTTTGCAACTGACAAGGATGTAAACATAACTACTATAATTCCTGATATGAAAGTTATAGACTTTATTACAGGATTATTTAAAATGTTTAATCTAACTGCTTACCAAAACGATGATGGCATAATAGTTATACAACCTTTATACGATTTCTATTCAGCGAGTACACAGGTTTGGGATATTACTAAACACCTCGACAAAAAAGAAACAACAGTAGATAGCATATTACCTTTTAAGGACGTTGTTTTTAAATACACAAGTACAGGTTCGTTTTTAGCAAACAATCACAAAGAACTATCTAATAAAGATTGGGGTTCATTAGAATATAAAACAGAAGAAAAATACGATGGTAAAAACTACACAATAGAATTACCATTTGAGCATTTTAAGTACGAACATTTATATACTACTGATGCAGGTGTAATACAAACAACAACAACTGCTGATGGAGATGAAAAGAAAACAGATAGCGGAATACAGTATGGTTATTCGGTTGACGAACAGCAAGAGCCTTATTTAGGTGAACCATTAATATTTTATGCGAATACATCTTTGTCATCTGTAAGGGTAATTAATCTTGATGGTAGTGCAAATGCTACTGCTGTTAGTGGTGTTTATATGCCTACAAACTCAACAGGTATATTAAATGTATTTGGTACAAGTTTTTATCAAACGCTAAACTTTAATGCAGAGTATGAAGAATATTCAAGACAGGTAAATCAAACTACATTATTTGAAACATACTACAAAAGCTATGTTGAAGATATGTTTGACAAGCGTAAAAGGTTAAAAACTGTAAAAGCATATTTACCTTTAGAGATACTTACAAAACTAAATTTAGCAGACAAGATTATAGT